AATAGAAGCCTTAGAAAAGGTAGTTCAAAGTCAGGCTGTAACTCTTGGACGTATGGATGAGAATATTAAGGCTATACGACACTCAGTGGAAAAGATGGCGAATAGGGATACGGAACAGTAAATGATTGAAGTTCTTGCATTAGCTGGTGCAGTTACTCAAATCAGTGGGGCTATAAGTAGTAGCATAAAAGCTGGCAGGGACGTATCTGATCTATTACCCCACTTTGGTAAACTTGCCAAGCTAGATACTGAAATACAACTGGCAGAAACTGGTAGGCACAAAGGTCCACTAGGTAGACTTACTTCATCAGAAGAAGAAGGCTTTGCTATAGCCCAAGCAAAGATGAAGCATAAAGAGTCTATGGATGAACTTAGATCAGTGTGTAGACTGTATGGACCTCCCGGCATGTGGGACATGGTGGTACGTGAACAGGCTGCTGCTAGACAACGACACAAAGAACAGCTTGATGCAGAAGCTAAAGCTAGAGATCAAATGTTTTGGGGTATATCAGTAAGTCTAGGTGCTATAGTATTTATAGGTGGACTTGTACTAATGGTATATGGATTAAATGAAGCAGTAAATGGATAATAGTATGATACAATTCAAAGGATTTAAACCACAGGCTATGCAACGTATTGCAGGTACTATGGGCTATCAAGGCGACATGAATGGCTTTAATACGTTCTTACAACAAAACCCTGACAAGATGCAACAAATGAATATGTATCAGAATAAGGCCATGCAGATGGTTAAAGGTGGCATGGTTAAGATGCAACAAGGTGGTACTGTAACGGGGAATACTAATCCAATTACTGAAAAGGACTACAGTCAAAGTGACAAAGTGCCACCACAACAACCTGAGTATCAGGGTGAATCTATTACAGAGTTACAAGCACAACGTGCTATTGATCCCTCACTACCTTATGGTGCTACAGTACAACCAGTTGGAACACAAATAACAAGTGATCAAATGATTGATCCTAGAAGTGGTCAAGTTACAGGCGATATTCAAACAGGTACAACACAGGTAACTGCTGCACAGGCTGATGTACCAACCGCAACTCCTGCTGCTACTATGGATGCTGCTAAATCATCTGATGCTGTAGCTAATGCTGTAGCACAAACAACTGCAGCACAGGGTCAAGTTGATCCTAATGCAATTGTAAATGCACAGCAAGCTACATCAACTAGTGTAAGTGATCTTGAAGCTGCTCAAGGTAAAGCCGTATTAATGGATAACCCTGTGCAACGTAAAGTAGAGCAAGGTGAATTAGTTAACCCTTCTGCTAATGCAGCCACTGCTGCTAAGTTTACTGAAGAAGTACAAGCTGCGCAAGCTACTCCTACCAAACAGGCTACAGTTCAAGGTCAGCTTGATACATTAATGCAACAGTTTGAAGGTGGTGCTACACCTGCATGGGCTGCTGGTGCTATGCGTAATGCCACAGCTACTATGGCTGCACGTGGTTTGGGTGCTAGTAGCATGGCAGGACAGGCTCTTGTACAAGCAGCTATGGAGTCTGCACTACCTGTGGCACAAGCAGATGCAAAAACAATTGCATCCTTTGAAGCACAGAACTTGTCAAACCGTCAGCAACGTGCTATGCTTGCAGCAGAGCAACGTGCTAAGTTTATTGGTCAAGAGTTTGATCAATCATTCCAAGCACGTGTAATGAATGCAAGTAAGATTAGTGACATTGCAAACATGAACTTTACTGCAGAGCAACAGGTTGCTTTGGAAAATAGTCGTGCAGCAAACACTATGAACCTAGCTAACTTAGGCAACAGACAGGCACTTGTAATGTCTGAGGCTGCAGCCCTAGCCAACATGGACATGGCTAACCTGAATAACCGACAGCAAGCTGCTGTAATGAATGCACAGTCTTTCCTACAGATGGATATGGCTAACTTAAATAATCAACAACAGACAGAATTGTTTAAGGCTCAACAAACAGTACAGTCTTTGTTTACTGACCAAGCTGCTGAGAATGCTTCACGTCAGTTTAATGCAACTAGTCAAAACCAAACTGATCAGTTCTTTGCTAACTTACAGACACAGGCATCACAGTTTAATACTTCACAGGCTAATGCCATTGCGCAGTTTAATGCAGGTGAAGCTAATGTAATGGAAAAGTTTGCTGCAGAAATGATGAACCAACGTGATCAGTTCAATGCACAAAACAGATTAGTGATTGATCAACAAAATGCACAGTGGCGTAAGCAAGTAGCAACAGCAGATACTGCAGCTATTAATCGTGCTAATGAGATTAATGCAACTAACTTACTAAACATATCCAACAATGCATACAATGATCTGTGGTCATACTATCAAGACAGCATGGAATATGCTTGGAATAGTACTGCGAATGAACGGGACAGACTTCACCAAATCACAATGAAGAAAATGGAAGTTGATGCAAGTGTTGATGCTGCTTCATTACTTGCAGATCAAGCATCTTCTAGTGCTTGGGGTAGTCTCGTAGCTACGATGTTTACTTCAAAGATAGGTGGTGACACCTTACTTGGTAAAGGTTTTGACTATCTATTTACATAAGGACACATACAATGGACGTTAATCCAGCATATATGGCATACACAAACTTAGGTATAAAAGAGGAGGAAGCTCCTGTAAAACAAACAAAGAGCTTTGGTTTACTTTCTCGTAAAGGAAATAGTAAATCTAATGATACTAAAAATGAACCTCTTGATCGTGTTCGTGGTTATGTCACTTCATTACGTAAAGCAAGAAAGCAAATAACAAATGGTTGAAACACTTACTCCTACTATGGACTACCCTATAGCTGGACAGGGTATGACTGCTGAACTAGGTAGCAGACCTTGGCAGAACCCACCACAGTATGCCTCTGTAGAAGAAGCACTTGAGTGGTATATACCTAGACTTGTATCTGATGAGATGTATGAGGGTATAGTGGACACTATGGAACTTGGTGTACCCCTTACCACTATGGCTGATACCCTACAGACAGGTGGTGTTATGCAGGGCTTACACACAATTGATGTTGGTATGTTGGCTATCCCTGTAATCATTGAGATGCTTGCCTATATTGCAGAAGATGCAGGAATAGAGTATACTATGGGTACAGATAAACGCATTGACGATGACAAGATTAGTGATGTTAAGATTGCACTAGCTATGAAGAAGATGCGTGAAAAGCTACCAGAAGCTGTAGAAGAACGTGAAGAAGAGCCAGAGGTAATGGAAGATACACCAGTAGAACCTGCACCTAGTGGGCTTATGGCAAGGAGAGTGTAATGGCATTTAATTTAAATTTACAGGGGTTTGGTGCTGGGTTTGCTAGTACTATGGCAAGCACACTAACCGAACAACGTCAACGTCAAGAAAGACTACACGACGAAGCAACTAGTCTTGCTACTAGACAACGACTAGCTAAACAAGCAGATCGTGAAGCTAAACAGACACAAATTGATGAATACACAGGCTTGCTTACTAGTTTGGGCATAGACCCAAAACATGTTGATGCTATTGCAAAGAGTGGTTTAAGTGGTTTAAAACTACACGCAGGTTATGCACAAACCGCCTTTGAACAGGGTAAAGATTATAATACATTTTTAAGTGTTGCCCCAACAGCAGACTTAAATAATTCTGAAACTGCAGAAATAATTAGTGGTGCTACTAAAACAAAAACAGAGACAGAAACAGCTATACCTACAGGAGCAGAGAAATCTCCAGCCACTATTGGTGGTATAGGATTAGATAGAGATATGCTTTCTGGTTTATTCCCTAAAAAATCTGATGCCAATAGTTACGCACAAATGAAAGCACAAGCACTTGACTTAAAGTTAAAGGCTGAACAAGCTGGTGATACAGAACTTGCTAATAAATATGCTAGTCGAATACAAAGTATAATGGAGCAAGAAAGCCTAGAAGCAAAAGATACTGTTAAAAAGACAGGAGAGTACAAACCGCATACACCAAGTAGTGTTAATAGTCTGTATACTTCAAGTAGGGCTACTGCTGGTCAGTTGTTACAACAATCGGTAGGTGAACTAGGGCAAATAACAAGTGACCTAATGGGTAATCTGATGATTGCACCTATGCAGGAATATCTTGCATACTCCTTAATGAAATCAAGTGCTGTTGAAGAAGATAGAACTCTCATAGACTTTGCTAATGGTAGACAGTCAATGGCAATAGACGGTGTATCAAAGGCTGCTCAAAATAAATTCAATGAATTTAAAAGGCTTAATAACGTTGAACCTCAACCAAATGGTACTGTTACAGGTTTAAACGGTGTTAAATACTACCAAGCACCTAAGTCTAAGGCAGGTGATGTAGTAGACGTATCAAAAGTAAATCCTGCGGCTTCATTACATGCAGGTGGTGCATCTTCTTCGATGAACTACGGAGACACAGTAGTTATAGAGGATACTTTTGGTAACACTAGAATAGTCGTATATACAGGTGTACCAAATCCTTTAGCCGAAGGTGCTCCATATCTAATAATACAGTAGGTTATTTATGCAACAAAACAATACAAGTATGGGTATCTATTTTGATCAAAATAAAAACTCTACAACACAACCAGTAGGTATAAATCAACCTGTTGTTTTTGATCAAGATAAATTTAAAAAAGATGGTGGGGCAATTTACTTTGATCAAGACAAAGTACCCAGTAAACCCGAAGCACCAGAAACAATAGACCCAAACTACCAAGAACAAAAGTTGTTGAACAACCCACCAGATGATGGGGCAGATGATACAACTATGTTGGGTAGTATTGCTAGTGATGTCGGTGGTTTTATTGGGAGTGGTGAAATTATAACTGCACCACTAGAAGGTGTTGCTAAAGGTGTAGCAGAAGTAGGCCAGTTTCTTGATGAGACAGGTGAATACATTGAAGATAAATTAAATGTAGGCAGACTTATATTTAAAGACAATCCTGACAGCTTTCTTCCTACAATAGAATACTGGTCAAGGGATAAAGTACGTGAAGCAGGTTTAAAAGATTCCCTATTGAATGGGGTAATTAAAACTGCTGACGCAGCAGAAGAAGCCATACCCGATACCGATACTGTTACTGGTGTTTTCATAGAAGCACTAGCTCAGTTTGGTACGGGTTTTGCTTTATCAAGGAGAATATCGGGTATCGGTGGTGTAAAAGGTACACTGTTAAACTCTGCTGTTGCAGATGCTACTGCGTTTGATCCCTTTGAAGAAAACATATCTTCTATGCTGAAACAAAACGGTTGGGTAAAGGGTGCATTTGTCGATGCTCTTGCTACGGATGAGGATGCTAGTGCATTTCAGAATAGATTAAAGAATGCTGGTGAGGGTTTCATTGTAGGTGGTGCTTTAGAAGGGCTTACTGCTGCGTACAGAGCCGCACGTGCTACACGTAAAGCTAAAGAAGAAGTCATAACCGATGGCGAAGTTTCTGAAACAACAGCCAAAGAGTTTGACGATGCCGCAGATGAAGTAGAGGCAATGGCTGCTAAACTACAGCAGGATGTAGATAACTGGAAAGCTGGTAAGACAGACGAAATTGACAGTAAGCCTGACGAAGAAGCAGTTAAACAAGAAAGAATTAAGCACACTAAAAAGTACGACATTGATGCAGCTAAAGCAAACACAGAAGAACAGATAAAAGAAACAAAAGAGTTAGCAAGAAAAACTGCTGCAGCTAATCAGGGTATTGCACGTGAGCTAATAGAAAACTTTGAACGTAAACTTCTTGAAGACGAAGGTATAACTACAAATAAAATATCCTATGAAGATGCAAACGGTAACTTAGTGATTGATCCAGAACTTGCAAGGCAGGTATCAAGAGAAAAAATAAACTCTGTTGCAACTGTAAAACAAAAAACCGTACAAGATATTGTCTTCGGTAAATCCGCAGTGGAAGATGGTGAATACCTAGAGTTAGCCATGTCTGAGGGTGACACGTTTTCTGCTATACTAAAGCCAGAAAAGTTTGATGCCATCGTATCTATTGCAGCTAAATATAAAAATCAATTTGGTAAAGATTGGGATAATGCTGGTGATACTATTATTGATAAGCTGTTCAATCTTACAGTAGATAAAAAATTAATTGGTGGTGAAGAACTACTAACAGACCTAGCTAAGTACGGCCTTAACTTTGAAGACTACGTTATGACTGTAGTAGGATCAGGGTCAGAGGCAGGTAAAATACTTAATAAACTATCGCAGATTAAACGTGCTAGACCTTTAACATCTCAAGAAGAAGCAAGACAAAAGGCATTACTAAAAGAACAAGACAGAATACGTAGCACCTTTATGCGTATTGAAAATGTACGTAGAGGTATGATGGTATCTCAAGTTGCAACTGCTGCTCGTAACCTACAATCAGGTATAGTACGTGCTCCATTAGAAGCCTTGGGTAAGGTAATGGACGATGCACTATATAACTTTGGTGAAGGTGGTTTTTCTGGTTTCGGTAGGACATTAGCATCAGCAGAAACTTGGCGTGGGGCGTTTCGTCATATGGATACTATGTTTAGAAATCAAAAGGCAGCAAAAGAATATACTCGTTTCTTTTTAGAGCAGCCTGAATTGGTAGACAGATTAGATACTTTCTACAATCAGATGGCTGATATGCAATTGAACATGGGGCGTGGGCAAGCTACTTCAAAAGCAGGTAAAGCTATAGATTCTATTGTGTCTAAAGGGGAAGACTTTTCTCATATACTTAACACGCCTAACCGTTGGCAGGAATTTATGCTGCGTAACAGTATGTTTTTGTCTGACATGGAACGTTTAGTAAAACGTGAGTGGGATGTAGATTTAATTGATGAAATAAATAAAGGTAATATACGTGACATTATGAGTGACTCTGGTAAGTTTAAACCAGAAGGCGCACGTTCTATTATTGATATTGCTGATGAGTCTATATATAATGCACTCGACTTAACCTACGCAAATAACCCTGACCTAAAAGTATTTAGAGATTTAAATAGTTTTATTGTACGTAATGGTCTTACAACTGTAATACCTTTCCCACGGTTTATGTTTAAGAGTATGGAATTGCTTGCGAAGTATGGTGCAGGAGCATCAATACCCGTTACTAGACTAGCAATTAAAGCCGTAAAAGGTGCAAGAGGTAAGGACTTACGTACCTTAACACGACAAGAAAGAGATTTAATAGGTAAGAACATACAAGGTATTCCTCTTATTGGTGCAGGTATATGGTATAGGTTACAAGAAGATTCTCCTGCAGAGTATCAGTTTATGAATGCTGATGATGGTATTGTCCTAGACACGTCAGCTATCTTTCCTTTACGTCCTATCTTATTGATAGGTGAGTTAGTCAAACAGGGTTTGCAGGGAACTATACCACGTTGGGCAGAGAGAAACCCACAGGAAATTGTAGAGGTTCTTACTGGTACAAACTTTAGAGTTGGTCCTTCTAACTTTATACTAAATGATATTGTTTCTACTGTATTTGGTGACACTGAAATAAATGTAAACACTGCACGTCAAGCAGGTGGCGCACTAGGGAACTACTTCTCTACCTTCCTTGTGCCTTATGGTCAGTTGATTGACTCAGCAAGGGCAATGGGTCTAGCAAACAATGAGTACAAGGACATGGCTAACGAGCCTAGCCTTAGTAACAAGAACACCTTTTACGATAACCTAGAACGTCCGTTTAGATCAAGATACTCGCCAGACGATGACAGACCTAATCGTGAGTTTGTTTTAAAGGATGAGGCTGATCGTAAGAGAATGTCGGCAAAGGTTTTGTTTGGTCTTAACTTCCATTCTGCAGATACAGAGTATGCAAGATACTTAAAGAACAATGGTTTCTCTGAGTTTAAACTTGGCAGTAATTCACGATCACCGCAGCAACGCAGAGATGAGAATGTATACATTCGTCAGTATCTAAAGGCTCAAGTACCTGCACTGCAACAGGCAGAAGAACAACTACGTAGACAGTGGGAAAATATGTCAGATGAAGCTAAAGAAGGATTGACATTTGACCAAGCTGTAGACACAAGAATAATGTCTCCTTTTGAAAAGAACCTTAGAAAGATAAAGGCAAGACTACGTAAGTCCTCTGGTGCTGAACTGGATGAAGAAGTTAAAGCATACCTTGAATTAAATAAAGTACCAAGAGCCAAGAAAAGAAGAGCTATAGCTGAGTATCAAATGCTAACAGGCGAAGTGCCTGACATGACTGATCCAACTACAGTACGAAAAGTAGTAACCATAGCAAAGAAAAAATAAAGGGGCTTAATTGCCCCTCTTTTTTTGTCTATCGTTTGTCTCCACTTCCACCAATAGTACCTGCATTCTTTCTTGCTAGTAGCTTGGCTTGGTTCTGACCTGCTATCATACCTAGTGTGAGGTTGAGGTCAGTGGCTAGTGCCGCACAGTACCATAGTACATCCCCTATCTCACTGGCAATCTGTTCTCGCCAATCATCAGGACGTTTATCTGGACCGTCACGTATGAGCTTCTTAACTTTGTTAGCTACTTCACCTGCTTCCCCTGCCAAACCAAGTGCAGGGTATATTATTTTGTGCTGATCAGGATAGATAGCTGTACTTGATGCATTCCTTTGATACGAATTAAAGTCAGACATGCTGTACTTCTCCTTTAGAAACTGCTCTGCCTCTGCCCGTAGTTCGTTCATACTCCTTAATCCTTTTTAGTTGATCATAGTAGGCTTTATTAAACCCACGTTCCCACTCACGATGTTGCATCGTATGGATGCTGAATGGGCTAGACAACTTGTGTCCACTCTTAAAGGCACTATAGCCCATCTGAAACTGCACACGTAATGGTGCATCGTACTTACCCAAGCCACGTTCTTTTCTGTTAAGTTTCTTTGGCATAGTAAATCTCCTTATGCTACGTTAATTAATTCAGCCTCTGTGTATGGGATGTGATAGAACTTCTCACCCTTCACAATGTTACGTCCGTATGCTTCACGTAATCTTTCCTTAGTCAAGCTAGTATCTTTGATACGCCACACTTGCTTTAGGTCTTTACGAAACACGTAGAAGTTAAGCACCCCATTCTCTCCCTCATACTTCTCAATCAAACGTCCCTTACGTTCTGGTATACGTATCTCTGCCCAATGTGTAGGCCAATCCCCTGACCATGCGACCTTTACTTCTGCTTCATTAAAGTATGTATAGTCTTTCTTAGTTGATACTACATCTACATTGTAGTCCTCTTCTGCGTTTGTAATCTCGTGACCTACACTTTGCAGATATTGTACGAGGGTTGTTTTTGCTGGTGCATCATAGGCATCATACAATGCTCTACTAAACTGTTTACGTATTCCCATTATCTTTCTCCTTTTATTGTTGGTTTCCCCCCACCCCGTAAGGTGGGGAAATTATTATGTCAAGTCTACTATTTCACACACGTCACCAGAGCAAGCCATAGTTTGCATTGCTACAGTGTTATCGTCTTTCTCGTACTCAGACAGCCCAGCCCAATTAATCTTCTTGGGCATAACAGATAGTAACATATCATAGTCACTCTTGCCAACCTCTTGATACGGTGCTTGCTGATATGTGTGTTCATTGTATGGTAAAAATGACACACCTGACATCTCATCAAAATGTTTGTACACGAATGCACCCACCTCAAACCATTCATCCTTACGTACATTACAAGTAATGCTTGGCTTGTGCTCACACCAATGGCGTTGATACATGAGCCATGTCTCTAGCTGTTGAATGGCTGACAGATCAGACGTTACAATAGCCTTACGAGGTGACTTAACAGGGAAGCTGAACACTGTAGTGGCATCAGGCTTCATAACGTCTGGCTCATTAGGTATACCTTGATCCTTCATAAACTGTGTCAAGGGGTCTTTATCATCACCACGCACAGTACGGATATAATAGGGACTATGGCGAGGGTGTATGCCAGAGGCACTATCCACCAGTTGCGAGACTGTTCCTGACGGCTTGACGCAGCTAATAGCAGTAGCAACAGGTATACCAAGACGGTCAGCCCATTCAGCATTAGTAGATACAGCAATCCCACGTAGATGTTCAAGGGTCTTATCCAATCCTTTGTTTGCGGTAGTCATCAAGGGGTTGTCCATTATCCCTGTGAGAGACACACCGAGCAATCGTTCCTCTTCTGTATTTCGTTGCCACACCTTTCGCAGATATGGGAACTTTGTGTACGTGCTTTGGATCGTCCCAAGTATTGTGGCGAGTCTGACTTTTCTAGCCAAGTCTTCCAACGAATCTGTGGCACGTACCACAACTTCCGTAAGGTTACAGAACTGATATGGACGCAGAATAATTTCACTGCATGGGTTAGTTCCAAACTCCCAATCAGGGTCACGTCTACCATACTTTGCAGCTTGTTTCTTACTTGCCTCACGATTGAATATACCACGTTCACCACTCCCACTTTCTACTAATGACATCCATTCACGCATGAAGGATACTGCATCTGGTTTCTCTGTATAACTAACACTGTTATTAGCTAATGCACGTTGTGGTTCATTCTCCCACCACTGTCCTGACTTAGCATGACGCATACGGTCATCACTCAGGTTACTCAATGAAATCATAGCTGACCTACGTACACCACCAACTACGACTACCTCACCAATCTTGCACATGATGTCGTGACATTCAATGCTAGATAGCCTACGTCCTTGTGCATCTTTAAATACCCGTACCACAAAGTTAAACAAATCCACCAGAGGTGCAGGTCCACTTGCCCTACCACCAAATGTTTTTAGTCTAGCCCCTGCAGGACGTACACGTGAAACATCCCACTGTGGTATCTCACCTGCCCAAAGAAGAGCCATCACTTGTCTGAGAGATTTAGCCCAACCTTCTTTGCTATCCTTCACAACGACTGTGGTATCACTGTCGAACAACTCAGGGACTTCGGGCAGCTTACTAATGAACTGCCTCTCAACACTGAAGCCAACACCAGTACCACACAAGAGGATGAACATAGCCTCATCGAAGGACTTAGGGTCATCTATGGGTAAGTAGCTACAGTTGTACATGCAGGTGTTATCCCTGTCTGCTGCTGGACCTGCTGTCATCATGGATCGCATGGATGGCATAACCTGTAGGTCAAGTATTGCATCTGAGATTTCTACTGCTACACCATTTTGAGGTGGGTCAGAACGGTCTAAGACTGTATCGACAACGTTGGTCATATAACGTCCTATAGTTTCAGCCCAATTCTCCCTGCGTCCTACATCGTCAAGCCATCGTGCATAACGTGACTTGTGTATGAAGGATTGATAGTCAGTAGATAGGTAGTTCTGTATCATATCTATTCTCCTAATACTTTAATTGTTTTTATACTCATTCCATCTACATCGTAGATAAACTCCTGTAGTGCTTCCTTGATTTCTTCATCAACAAAACCATCTACAGGAATAGGATATTCATCTTCGTCTAGTTCCAGTGTAAGATATACCTTAACCACCATCACCAGACTCTTCCTCTATTAACTGGTTTAGATACCACTGTGCTTTCTGCAAGTCCTCTACACCATTCTTATATCTGTATCGCCATAGGTACTTCATAATGTTACCCTGTAGGTAGTACTGATAACCTTCCTCTCCTGTTGCGGCACGAATAGCATCAATACATTCTATACCTGCATAGTTATAGTGATCGGGTGAGTTTACCATGTCTACATCTGCAGTTAGCTTGGGTTCTACTTTATCTGACATACGTATCTCCTTATTTAAAGTTAAGTTCTATTACATTACTACCCTGTTTACTAGTTACCTTGGGTATTTTTTCTTGCTCTTCTTTTTGTACACTCTCTGCGTACTTGTACAGTACCTCTCTAATCATTTCATTCTCTTCCATAGCAGGTACAGAAGCAAGTACCATATGCACAAGGCGCATTAAGTTTAGGTAGTCATCATCGTCAAGATAGTTTTCATCTGTAGTTGTGTTACCAACTAGCAACTCCCCTGTCCACTTACCTTTCTCGTCTAGAAATGGACTGATACGTATAATGAAATCATTAGGATCAAAGTCAAGTAGTATTTTCTCATCTGCCACATTTAATTCCTCTTCACTTTTTTGTGTGGGAAGTGTATCAAGTCAGGATGCATGTCCTTACCCTTCTCATTGAGCCATTCCTCTGGGATGATCCTGTCATAAAACGGAATCTTGTTTCTCTCGCACCACTGACCGTAGGTAGTCTTAGCACCCTTACTCAGCTTACGTCTACTACTTTCAAACACAAACCTAATGTCTAGCTTTGGATGCTGTTTCTTAATAGCCGCATGTTTACGTCTGTCATCTGATGTAAACCTGCCCTTAGTTTCTATTATGATCCCATTAGGTAATACAAAGTCTGGTGTATAGGTGCGGTACATGAGGTCTTCCCATTCGATCTTGATGGCTTCATACTTAACTTTTACGCCATGCTCTACCAAATAGTCTTTGACTTTTATCTCAAGCCCACTCCTATACCCATACTTTAAAGCAGCAGCAAATTGCTTGCCGTTCATTAGAACCTGAACCAATCAAGTGTAGGGAAACTGGTTGCAGACGGATACCCAAGAGACTTTAATTCTTCTCTAATGGCTTCGTCAGCATCCTTACGTGTCTGCATTGCTGCTCGTAGTCCTGCATACTTAGCTTCATGTAATGCTTTCTTACGTACACGTACCTCTCGTTCCATACCTTCGATCTGCTCCTGCATCTCTTTTATTTCATCATCACCTAGCATTGTTACTCCTTTCAATCTATGTAACCCACGATGGGTTTGTTCTTAGCCTGTGATACCCTAGAGGGTAACTCCTTAAGTGTAGGGTAACATTCAAATCTGTAGTCACAGAACTTGCAGTTACTATTTAACACCCTATTGCCAGTTGCCTTGCCCCTAAACGTTTCGGGTACAGGGTCAAAGCACCTTGCAAACTCGTTACTATCTACGGTAGCCACTGTATCATTTAACTTAGTAAGTTCTTCGTCCATGTCAAGACCTTCGGCAGCAACATATTTTATATTACCATTGGCCTTGTTCACTACCCACCAACCACCTGCTTTCTTTCCAGATGCTTTAGCATATCCAGCCAGTTGTCCCACATAACCAAATGGGTCACTGGCTTTTAACGTTTGGTAGGAATCAAACTTGTTTCTGTATGACCAATCACTGGCAGACTTAACGTCATCAACAGCACCATTGATTACAAGATCGTATGATCCTTTTACTGTGGTCTTGTCTAGCTCTAGCTCTACGTAGTTGTCTTCATCCTCGTACTGTACTCCTGCTTCTGTGATGATACCCTTGAACGCAGCCTCTACGATGTCACCTAGCAGCATGTTCATAACGAATGTTGTTGGTTTGGGCAACGCCTTCTCTGGTTTATTCTTCTCAAACCAAAGCTGACAAGTTGGCCTACCTATGTTTGACATACGTAGACGAAACTTATCACGCCGATTGCCCCCACCAAACTGACGTTTAATAGCATCCATTACATCTTTACCAATCTGTTCTATTGTCTCTTCAGACATTGTTGATTTACCAGATGTAGCATCCTCAAGATACTGATTAATCGCCAGTTCAGCAGGGTGGTTCATTATACGAAGTCCTCTTCGTTAATGTCCACAAAGGCTTCTACTGTATCCGTATCCACCTCTTCGTTCTTGTGCATATTCTCGTTCCACGAGTTGAGAATGTACGTATTGTAGTTCTCAATCCATGCAACGAAGTTACCAAACACTTCCTGTGCATCGTTGTCCATGTCTAGTGTAGTGTTCAAGTCCAATTCTGTAACAGGAATATAGAAGCTGTTACCGTTAGGTAATGGTACTTCACTAGATGTTAGTGTGACATTGTGTTGTGGTGGTAGTCTACGCATCTTATTAAGATCAGCAAACACCTTGCCTACAATCTTGAAAGCATCACGGTTGTCAATCTCCCACACGAATGCTGTAGGTTCTACGTCAACAGAGTTACCCTCTGCATCTGTGGCATTGACAAGCTCCACCGTACCAAACAATGCACGAACACGTTTGATAGAACGGATCAAGTCCTTCATGCTATCAGGTAATGCAGCCCAATCTTTGATGAACCCTGCAGGTTTACCACAGTTAAACCCACCGTCATTATCCTTCATGTCACCATTGAGGTCATTGACCATAACAGTTTTGATGTAACGATTAGGGGTGTGGTCTGTACCCTTAACGAACTTCTTGTGCATGAACCGTTGCAGGAATGGACGGATACGTACACTCTCTGCGTAGTATGTGTCACCGTCAGGTACTTCTAGTTTGTATGTGCCACCTGACACAACCTCTAGCTTTACCTTCTTGCCACCCATATCCTGTTCACCCATGATAGGTGAGTGATTGATACGCAAACGTGCAAGTGTACTTGACTTGCTACCTTGCGGTGCTGCATCTGCACCCATGCCCATTGCTTGAGCCATTGCGTTGTAGTTACTAGTGTCTATTGTTGTTACTTGAGTCATGTGTAAGTCTCCTTTTTGTTTTCACGAATCGTAGTTATATCATGCCACATCTTTTGTGTCAAGCCAGTTTGGACCAATCTTTGCCTCTAATAATAGAGGTATATTAAAGTCTATGTCCCACTTGCGATTGACTATGGCGATCAGCTTATCATTAGCTGCTCGTATTACTTTTAGTACTGTCTCCTTTTCTCTTGGGTGTACATCAATTACTATTGAATCGTGTACTGTGTTTACTACACAACTGTGTAGCCTGTTTGCTGTTAGTAACTTATCTATGTATATCAGAGATATAGGTACTATGTCAGCCGTTGCGAACGATTGCACAGGATAATTTTTTATCTGTGTGAAATATGTCACACCACCATAACGTCTACGTTGTACGTCAGGGAATGCGAACTCACGTCCAGATGGTGTAGTTATCTTGCCTGTGTTTAATGCCTCTTTAGCTAACCGTTTGTGCCAAGCAGCTATACCAGAATACTTTGTCGTAAACTGTTGGTAATATGCCGCTTCTGCCTGTGATCTACCAAAACCACTAGCACCATACAGAGGTGCAAAGGTATGTGCCTTGGCTTCTTGACGTGACATGGGTTGACCTGCATCACTGATAACCTGTGCGGTGTAACTGTGTACATCAAAGCCCGTAGTAACCTCGTCAATGGCAGTCCTGTCCTGTGACAAGAATGCAGCCACACGAAACTCAAGTTGAGCAAAGTCAGCTTCCATTATCTGCCCACCTTCCCATCGTGATACAAACACTTTCTTCACAGGGAATGTACCACCACGTGGCATGTTCTGCATGTTGGGGTCTGCACCAGACAAACGACCTGTGCCAGTACGATGCTGCAACAAACGTACATGCAACTTACCGTCACTCTTTACGTGTGTGGCAATGCCCTCTACGAAGCTGCTAAGATATGTATCTACGGCAGACAGTCTACGTACACTACGTAGGAACAACTCTGCTTCCTTCATGTTCTTGGAACGTGCAATACCCTCAAGAAACATAAGGTTTTCTTTGCCTGTGCCAAAGCCATTAGCACTTACCCACTTAGATGTAGGTGCAATAAACTTTAGACCTGCAATGGTAGTAGAGTCACGATACATGTAGCCAGAGGCATCACATGTGTTACACTTGTTTGTTCTGGCAAAGGGTGTGCCATCTTTCTTGGTCTTTCTGATCTGGCCTGTGCCATAGCAGTCAGGACACTGGTATGCCTTTTGCTTGTACAAACGTTGGCTATGTGCATTGACTGTTCCACGGTAGTCAGAGTCAGACATACGTTCATCGAATAGGTCTGCCCACACCTTCTTGTCGTGGGGTTTACGGCTGTAGATAACCCAAGACAATTGCTCTGGGCTGTTGAGGTTGATAGGTCTGTCACCCATGATGTCAGCAACCTGTTCCTCAAGTGCAATGAGAAGCATGTTACGTTCTTGCTCAAACTCACCACGTACTTCCATCAGTGCATCCATATCTACTTGAAATCCACGTTGATATATACGTGCAAGGTGTAATGCAAGTTGATTAGTCAGCTTGATAGTTGGGATAATCGTATGGCAAGCAGCATACTGACCGCCCAGATTATGGTACAACTGTTTCGTTGCATGTAGGTCAGCAGACAGGTACTCTGACAACTCCGCATGATCCATGTCACGTACAGACTTACCATCCTTGAGCCATGCCTTGAGACTATCTTGCTTCTTTGTATCAAGGTCATACCGTTCAGCACAAGCCTCAAGGGATAGTGGTTCTTTCTGCCCACGTTGCAGTACATACTCACCAAGCATGGTGTCAAAGATTTCACCGTCATAGGTAAAGCCCGACTCCCATAGCCATAGTAAATCATGCGGTGCATTGTGTGCTATAAGTAAATGGGCAGCATCTAGTTTATCTTGTACTATACGCCGCCCATCTTTGGTAGGTTGTTGCTCTGCGTGATCGAATGTTACAATAGTTTCGTTCATGTGATCATCCAGCATACCCACCATAACTAATGTGTTGGTTGGTTCAAACGGATCAAGGTGCAGCTTGCCGTTACGTTTTGTTACTGTGTTTTCTACGTCAAGGGTCAGTATCATGTTGTCTCCTAGTCTAGTTCGTCTAGTATTTCTACCTCTTTTCCATAAACGTTGTCAAGAGAATTATGAAAGTCTCTGTCTTCTGCGAAGTTTTGTATCGCAGTTACAACATCATCAACAGATAGTTTGTGTTTCTTTATAGCATTAGTTATACGATTAACATCAATTGCACTGGGCAATTCAAACTCTTCTAGCTCTTCCGTTATATAACTTTTAGCTTCTAGTACTTTATCTTTCCATTCTTTAATAGACATTAGCTTTTCTCCTTTGCTCGTTGTCTTTCCTGTTCAGTCATCGGTCTTATATAAGATAGTACCTTGCCTGTGTTCCACCTAGCTGCTTCCTTTTCAGCTTCATCTAGTGAGTCAAACATCCACACATCTGTAGAGTATGTCCACGGATTTTCTTTTCTTACTAAGGTGTACTCACCTTTTTCTATTTCAATCTCTATTACATATGGCATTACTTAGTCTCCCTATCTCCAAAAATGTAAGGCCAATAAAGTTCTTTGGCATCAGCCCATGCTGCTCTCATACCGATTATAAAACCGATAGTGCCTGAACAAACTGCGATACCTGCTACTGAATATAGTTCTGCTTCACTCATCTTGTTTCTCCTTTTCTGTTTCTAACCCTGCCTTAACCAGAGCCACAAAGCCTACGTTAAATATAGCTGCAAATGTTTGTGGATCACACTCTACTTGAAGAGTAGCCGAGCCATCTTCATGTTCTTCTATCTCTACTATTTTTACTTCAATCATCATCCTCTCCCTTTAGCTAGTGCCATCCATGACACAGGGAATAGCTCATGCATCTTAACACTGATCTGATTAGCAACCTCTTGTGTCTCAGCTTGAGTGTCACTGGCACAACGCAGTAGGCACATATCAGAGAAGGCATCCAATGACCCTGACCAGTACCACTCAGTCATAGTAGACTGTGGTAGTATCATACGTGCTTGTTCTGGGCAGACCTCATTACGGATAAGTAAATCATATAGGTCATAACATTTGTGATGCCAACCTTCTATAGTTTCTTTCATATCGTAGTGGTTTATATCAAACTCGTGATATTCACCCCAACCAGAATCCTCTAATTCAGTGACCTCTATATCACTCGACCCTTGTTTTTTATCGTCACTTCGTTCACGCCATATTTTAGGCTCGTAAAATTTAGGATCGTCATCTACATACCTACGGCTAATCTCATTCCAACGCAGGAACTTATGCTTGACCAACTGCCTAGCTACAAACATTGGAGCTTTGACATGGAAAGTAGCAAAGCAGTGACCAAAAGGTGATGTATGTTTGTGCTTTGCTAAGTAGTATACTAACTTGGTGTCACGATCAGACAGGCCAAACTCCTGACCGATAGAAGGGTGTTTCCAATCACTCTTCTTACCAAAACTAACTCTAGCTGCATTAACGACAGACAGATCACTGCCCATGTGGTCTATGTGTGTTGCTTTAATCATGCTACGTACCTCGCAATCTTGTACTCTAGGTCTGTATGTACAATGCCATGCCACCCAGACAGTTTGTTCTTTACCACATTGATGTGGCGTTGATTGTCTTCTTCCTCTTGTCCCTCTACAGTGGGGTTCTTAGAGATCATCAGCATCAGGTCAGCCTCTGCTGCCTTACCTGTTCGTGATCCTTCCATCATGGCTTGGTTGAGTACAACCTTACCCTCTGCCTCTGCTGATAGCTGAGACATGTAGAACACTGCACACTCTTGTTGCTTTGCAATCTGCCTAGCATGTACAGCATTAGCCTTGAGTGCTTCGTCAGGACGTGAGAAGCCACTAGTACGGGCAAACTTATCACCCATATCAAGTATCACAATGTCAGGCTTGTATGACTTGCATACAGACTCAACCCAGTTCATGTCACGACTAGTCGCATCCTTGAACATGATCTTGTCACGTATACGGTTGAAGATAGACAGTGCCTCTTGCTTGTGCTTCACAATCTCGAACTTGTCCAATCCAGTAGCTGCCGTGATATAACGATGGGCAACACGATGGTATCCCTCTTCGTTACACAACACAATAACACGTGCGCCCTGCCATGCAAAGCCATTCGGACCTGCTACCAGTGAGGCGTGGAAGGATGTCTTACCAGTGTTAGGTCTAGCACCTACCTCAATCAAGTGTCCTGCATTGATACCCTCTACCTTACGTGTAAGGGTAGGGATGTTGAACGTCCACTGTGACTCAAGGTCGGTCATGGCAAGGATAGTATCAAGGTTGATGTCTTCCCAATCAATACGCAGGTTAGGTGTGAAGTCATCACCATACTGCTCAAGCATATCACGTAGTGGCTCAAGGCTAGACTTGCTACCATTCACGTAGTCAAAGCCAAGGTTAGCAATGTCCTCACCAATGACCTGTTGGAATAGCTTGGATAGTACCTCTTGTGCTATGTCACTGCCCATAGGCTGCTCCTTCTGTACCTGTTGGAACAGATGGCTGTATGCTTGCTTCTGTGCGGTAGTGAGGGTTGGGTTGTTAGCCATGAACAACGCCTCAATCTCCGCAGGTGTTACGGTACGTTCATAACGATCCATAGCAGTGTCGATGGACTGCTTGATCTTACGTACATCTTTGCTGAATAGCCTGTCGGGACAACGTGCGCCACGATGCTCATCATAGAACTCTTTGTCCATGAGGCTACGTATTAATGATAATTCCATGTGTCAGTCTCCTAGTGTTGTAAGGTTATCAAAGTCGGTAGGGTTTCTGTATTTCAAATCGTCAGTCAAGTACAGTATCTTTACTGTCTCAACGTGTTGTCGTAAGTCTCTTGCGAATTGCAATGTCTTGGGTAAAGCATCGGGGTCTAATGCAATTATTGCTGTTGAGAACTGCGACAAGTACCTCTTGTGTCCAGTGGACAATGATGTACCCAACACTGCGACCCCGACATATACACCACCATCACCTACAATAGCAGCACTCACGCAGTCCTCAACAACTACAGCCGTTTTACCACACCCATGAGCATATGGCAAGCTACTTTTTCCATATCTCTTCCACTTAGGTATACGTTTACCTAGTGATCGGCCTGTGGCATCGACCATAACATTGTTGTGTACAACAGGGAACACCACACGATGTTCCTTCACGTCATACAACAACCCTAAATCTTGTGGGTCTATAGCCCACTCATCACAGAAAGGTTTGAGCTTCTTGGTATCACGTACAAACCAATCAGGCTTTGCGAAAGTTGCAGTGTGTGTCTCTTCTGCAACACTACCCAAAGACTTACGTATGTCTTCTGCACTCAGGGTAGTACGTGTACCACCAGATGCAGTGCAACTAGCCTTGTAACAATTCCATACGATAGAACCCATGTTGTTTGTAACAGTAAAAGTATTCTTAGTATTACATACAGGGCATGTCATACGTTTAGTCTCACCATTAACAAGTGATAAGTCACTTATAATATCTTTTATATTCATAGTATATCACTTTCTATGTTGTTCGTTCCACTCAAGGATACACTTATGTTTCTCTGTGTCAAGGCATTATTTGCACTTGCATACGAATGCTTTAGATAAGGCTTAACAGAAGAGATATGATTGTGTCCTGTCACCGACATGATCTGGTTGATTGGTACACCTTCCTTGTCCATCTGTGTTACTCCTGTCCTACGTAAGTCCATAAGCCGTAGCTCTTCGGGTAGTTTAGCTAGTCGCATAACCCTTCGACCTACCTTTGACAATCTTTCCATAGCATATGGATTGTATGTGCCATCAACAGGCCGTGGGTGTGGTGCTACGTAAGTCTGAAACCCAAAGTCTTTCTTCTGTTCCTTGAGCATGTGCAACAGGCCATCCGATATGGGCAGGGTTACATCTGCCCTACGTTTACTCTGTTCCAGTTCAAGCATACTGTTATCAAAGTCTACGTTGTCCCACGTTAAGGTACGCATGTCACCCAGACGTTGACACCACTCGTATGCCATGTGAACAATCAAGCCCACATTTCTGTACTCAAAGTCACTGTATGCAACGTCAAGGAACTTGTTCACCTCACCGTGTGACCACACCACCTTGCGTTGTTCTGGTGACTTACGTTTGATGTTTGCCCAAGGATTGTACGTAGTGTGCTGCATATCAATGGCGTAGTTGTATACCCTACTGGCACATGTTGCCGCATGATTGGCAAAACTTATGCCACGTTTGACCCACTCTTCATATGCTTGCTTTGCAACCTTGGCGGTAACGTACTCATACTTACGCCACCCCATTGTCTGGTGCAGCACAGTGAGAAAGTACCTATAATCTACTTTAGTTGTATCACGTAAGGCATTGAAGTCATTGGACATATAGTAATAGTTAATCAGATCAGTCACCTTGCTGCTTGACTTTATTCGTACAACTTGTGCTTGTTCTTCACGATACGTATCAATCGCCTTGTTATGTTCACGTGCGATCTTGCGTACCTGTTTTAAGTCACATCCATATTCCTCACGTTTGACCACGCCCTCATTTACAAGGTTCTGTGGTGGGTTGAAACGGTATGAGATGTCACCCGTAGGTGACACTCGTTCTTGTACATATCGTGGCAGTTTAGGCACATTTATCTCCTTCGTAGCAACTTAACATTAGTAGTTCTTTTTCTGGCCTATATGTTACTCTACTTTTTACCCAAGCAGATTGTTCAGCAGCCTTTCTAATCTCAGCTACCATAGTGGAACTTAGCTCTGCCAATTCATCCTCATCCCAATAGGGCATACGCAGAGGCTTTTTGTATTTTTTCTTCAGCCAACCCTTTATGTACTGCACACGTTCTATGACACTTAGCAACCTTAGATTACCCAATGCTGAATTACATTCAACACAAGATGGAACTTTATAAAACGACAGTTCTTTTTTTGCTTCTTCTTTTACTAAAGCTGTCCATGATATAGGCGGTATGTGATCTAGAACACACGCAGGTACACCACAATAAGTGCAGTCTCCATAACGATCACCCCTAACATCATAGAGGTGATCGTATACAAGTAAAGACGTAGCTCTATGGTTTTCGTGAGACATTTATGCAGCTTGTAGTTCGACAAACTTACTGTCAGATACCCACTTGCTCACCTCTTGCTCACGTGACCACATGCTGATAGCCTGTGTATCATTGCCAGTGTTACGTAGGTTGAACCCATTACGTTCATCAGCATACGATGCATAGTTGGTGAAGGCAGAATACAATGCCCACTTGTTGTGACCACGTTGTGATGCTTCATGCATGTACAAACTGTACATCTTTTCAGCCTTACGTTTGGATGTGATCATGCTCTCAAGCAATGAGCTTACATCTACATACTTTAGGCTAGTCTCAGCCCACACCTGCATCTTTGCAGCTTGCTCATAGAAATCAGTACGTGCTTTGGTTAGTTCATATATAAAACTTTCCATAGAAAAGTTAGATGTATTCTTCTTACGTACCTTGTCATAGTCACCACTGATCTGCCCATTGGTACAGAAGAAATCAATAGCACCAAAGTACACTTGGTTAGAGCATGACCCATCAATACCATGTAATGATATGATCCTGTTACCAATCTCTGTACTGTGTTTCTCTGTCTTAACAACAGTTTTCATGTTGGGTAGGGTGATGTCAAGCATAGCCCATGCACCGTCACGTGCAGTGCGCCAGTTCATACGGGCATCTGCTACTTCATGTGGGGTTAGTTCCTCAGTCACAGTGTCAAGGACACCACGATAGAAGTCACCGTGTGATGCACACTTGAAGCCTGTGCCTACGATACCAAGGTACTGACCTGTATCTGTATTGATGACGTACTTCTTGTCATGCATTTTAGTTGGTTCAAACTCTACACCAAAGTCAAGATGCTCTGGTACGTGGAATGTTGTTGTATCTAATGGCATTATTTATCTCCTTCTAACTGTGATCGTATATCCTCAAGCAACTTCTTTAGCTTACTTGAGTTTGCCATGCGTGTATTGGGAAGTATTTCCTCACACATCTTTAGTATTCTTAGGTTTAGTTCTTTAGTTATACCGTCACTCATCTGTCATACTGTTCCTTTCATACTGTCTAAGGCAACTGTGCCATAGTTATATAGTAATGTCCATGCCCTACTAAGGGGTGTTAGCTATTTGTAGAACAAGTGTGATCCAATTGTCACAGTATGTTCTAGTTCACTAGCCCAATAAGGACGTACATAATTTGCATGGTAGTGTGTAGCACCACCTGTCATGTCAGCAGCCTCACCACGTAGTACATCAGCAGCTACCATAGTAGCATAGGCCATAGCATACGCATCCCTTGGCTTGTCTGACTTACCGTCACAGTACCAACTGAACTGGCATGTACGTCCCTTACGATGCTGCGTCACGACAGAGCATACATCACTAGGGAATCGGTTACTTTGTACACGGTTCATAACAACATGGGCTACGGCATACTGCCCTTCCATGCTATCACTACGTGCTTCAAAGTATACGTTTAGTGCAAGGCACATAAGTATTGTCTCAATCATCTGGTTTCACTCCACACACGAACTATAATTTCGTTTTTAACATTCTTACAGAGTTGAAAGTTGACTCCATTCAAGTCACTGTTTTCATCTGTCAATAGTCCAACACAACAATCATATAGGTGATCTCTATCAATCCCATCATCATAATCATTCCACGCAGACCTTCGTTCAAAATATATAGGCATAGCTTATCCTTTCAGTGTCCATAATTACAACCCACTTTCCATATGTCACCATCTACTATACTGTGGCTATTATAAAAGCCACAACACCCAGACTTTTCAGCAGTAACAAAATCACTTTTGTGTAAGCTATCACGCACACGGTAAGCTCTACGATTATCAACACACCCCTCATCTGAAAGATGTATTGTTATTTGGGTTTCAAGATCGTCCCACACTTCTTGTGGTACATTAGTAAAACTTGCTCTATTCATAGCTTATCCTTTCGGTTTGGGTATAGGTAGACCTGACCAATCGTCACATGGATCATCAGGCTGCACTGGCTTCTGCTCCTGATGTGTAGACGTTAATGTATATACGTGTTGCATCGTGTAAACTCTCCGCATCTGATGACAGGCGTATCTCATTACCTGCATCTGCATATTGACCTAGCTTTTGTATGCTGATCATCTTATCGCCACGGCCTGACCGTCTAAAGAAGTTTACATTTACTTCTTCACCGTCAATGTACTCACCTATGATAGTAAGTTTGTTCCTGTTCTCAAAGAACTTGTCAGTATATTCCATGCCAAAGTCTTCCAATAGAAACTGTTGTACAGTTTTGTTGGCATTGATCTCTGACTTGTTTAACATACGTGGGGTTAGTATGATGTATGCATCTGGCATTGTCTGTTCCTTTCAGATTGTCCAACATTGGACGTTTACTGCACCGCCATTGGTGCTTCATGTATATAGCCGTAGTCACTGTATTCCTCTGCCTCATACTCTGCGACAGATACAAGTTCTACTTCTTTCTCTGGGTGAATGTGCTTCGCCATCAGCACTGCCATGCTGCAAGCACTAGCCCATCCATCAATGGCAGGGAAAGTATCATCAAGTGTGATGGTACTCTCCTGTCCACCAATGTCTAGGACTATTTCATATGCGTTAACTGTCAATTGCCTGTCACAGTCTCAGCCATAGCAGGGAATGCTGAACGTAGCTTCCACTCTGAGGTGTCCAACGCACGTGCATTGTCCATTGTCAGGTCAAACATTTCACGCATATTATTCTCTGCATCACGAATAGTTTTGTATGCAAGCACAATAGCATCACGTTGTTCTTGGGTTAGTTGATCAGCACAAGCATTCTTTTCAGCATTGGCTGCATCACGTTGCTCTTGCCATGTAGCTTGGCTATCTGCGATTTCTTCTGGTGTCATTGGTTTGTCTCCTTCAAGTGTTTCCATGCTACGTCAGTAACATTTTCTATTTGATAAATCAACTCCATAAAATCCCAATTCTCGTAGGGTGCATAGGTGTTTTCCTTTACCCACTGCTCTAGTGTGTTGTCAGACCAACCGTTCCAGTATTCGGGTAAAGGTGTGGTCAGAAAAGAACCCGACATTTCTCTAAGCAATTTATCGTATGTCATTAGTACCTAGCTCCTTCTGCATATACGTATGGCCTCATAATACGATTACCTTGGGACATACGGGGTTCAAGTGATAGCACTGCACGTTTGGCAGTGTGTACTGGCATCACATCTTGTACATCCACAAACGATGCATGTTTGTATGGATTGTACATTACAAGACTATAGTCATTGTACTCTGGATCAAAGTCATCAAAGTATGTTCCGACCATCTCACCACGTACAAACGCATGGACATTCTTTTTGCCCTCACGTAGTACACGGTTACGCCCTGCCTGACGTACCACAAACGTAGGATTGTCTATGTGTACTTTGTCAGTGTGCAGTACCACCCTGCCCGTCTTACATGAACGGACAGAGAATGTGTGTTTGTGTAGATTGAAGTAGACTTCAACTCTCATGGTTTATTATCCTTGTGCTGCAATTTGGTTGTCAACATCATCTAGCCACGTGACCAGTACCTTACGAGTACGCATTAACTCCGCACGTTCCATGTTGTACTTGCCCTTAATCAGGCCAAGGGTTTTCAACACGTTTACACGATAGGCGATACGGCTAGGGTACTCATTGAGTGCCACTGCAATTTCCTTAACGGTCATTGTGTCATACAAATCTACCAGTACCTCATCAATAGCAACGTAGTTGTATGTGTACTTACGTGCTTTCTGCATGTGGAAAGTATGGTTCTCATACAGTGTAGGGTTAGATGTTTTTACTACTGGTGCATATGTGTTTGAATTTGTCATTGTGTTAGCTCCTATGCTACTGATTTACGAAGGTTAAGTTTACTTTGACGTGCGATCTTACGTTCACGTTTCCAATCGTCACGTTTAGGTTTTTGTCCAACATTGGACGTTTTCTTTTTGCTCATCTTAATGAAGTTGCGCATCTCGTATTGCATTACGTTTGTCCTTTCCACGATTGCGTTTGGCTTTACTACCTTTCTTAGGCAGTATCACCTGTGGCGATTTACGTTCCTGTAACATTGCTTTTGCCACAGGGTTGCGATATGTTACAGTTTTCTGTTTCATCCGTTTGCTACCTTATCTGCTTTACGTTTGCTTGATCCATGTGCAGGGAAACCAATGATTGCATTACGGTTTCTAGCACATAACTTGCATGTCTCACAAGACACATCATCTTTGATTACGGCAGGGCATACTACTACCTTACGTCCCTTCGGGGTAGTGGTGTTGGTCAACTGATCGGCAGGAAGCACCGTTGTCACAGGTGCAATGTCCATGTCATACAAGGCATCAGCATGTGCCAATGTATTGCCAGACAGATTGACCACAAATCCCTTATCGTTCATACGTTTGACAACACTAGCATTATGCTTGCTAGTCAATACGGGATAGTGTGTATATGTCCAACCGTTTTTGCCAGTGTTAGCATCGGCAAGTTCATCATTGGCATCAGCATCAAGCTCATTGCCATCACCTGCCAAATCACCTGCCTGATTGTGCCGCCATAGTGTGCCGTCTTTCATGTTGTCAACAGTGTGGATCAACTCTTGCCAACCACCACCACGTTCACCACGTGTGACCTTTGCCCAGTGCATAGCTAGTGGGCCACCGTTTGCATAGCATCCACCTTCGTTTGCATTGTTGAATGGGCAAGTACTAGGGCAAGTGTCAGCACTTGTAGTGGTTACTGGTATCTTACCAACCTTGCGGTTGTTTGATTTCATTGTGATGTGAACATTGTAAGACATTGTTTTACTCCGTAAGATTGTCCAACATTGGACGTTTCGATTTGGTAGTTAGTATACGTATACGTTATATATACTTTCACTAAAGTATCAAGTATATATAACTTATACTATACATAATGGTGGCTGTAAGTTTCATCCAAATCCTCAAATGCAGCATCCCATTCGTCGGGTGTGATGCCTGTCATAATGAACTCACGTTCATCAGCAGTAAGGTTGGGCATAGCATTCTGAATTAAAGTACCATTAGCCCATGCATCTAATTGTGCAATTGTAACGTCAATGCTCATAGTGTGAGTATTGCCAGTGAGTTGAGATGTTTTTACGATTCTCATAATTAAACTCCGTTTATATTGTCCAACATTGGACGTTTAAGTTAGCAGGTAAAAGTACACTTGGGTTGTAGACGGGATGGCCTATCTTCACACCATTGATTATGTATAGTGAAAGTTAAATATAACTTCCAAGTGTACTTATATCTGCTTAAACCCATTCGGCATGGATGTTGTCCTGTTCAAGCCACCGCATTGCAGTGTCAATGTCAGGCGCACCTGCTGCCATACAAGCATTGATGGATGCATCTTCATCGGCACGTTCCTGTGCCAAGTCCTCTGCTACCCAATCGTAGTAACGTTGGGTTTGCTTTTCGAGTTCAGCAATGTTGTCTACGTCAATGCTATGACCATTACTATATGGTCTAACACCATGATACTCTTTGTGAGCATCACTATATGCTTGGTAAGCAATGGCATATTCTGTGAGGCGATTGTCCATATTTAAACTCCGTTTATATTGTCCAACATTGGACGTTTTCAGTTTCGGTTTAGTATTATACATATGTTATATAACACTTTCACTAAAGTATCAAGTGTTATATAACTATGTAATACTATATAGTCAAGTGCCATAAAAAACCAACAAGGCAACCATCATTATGTATGGCACGACAACCATAAGGGCAACGGGATGCAGCATTGAGCCAAGCACAATGACGCAAATGCTAGTGACCAATGCCGTAGCACATAGCATAGCTATGGCAATGATTACTACAATGATACGATCAGCCATCAATTTGCCCCACATATTTTGTTGCTTGCTTTAAAGCATGGGCAAGTTTATCGGCATTGAGAAATGCCATTGCATCCTCATCCATAGCCCAATCGTTACGTGTGGCATGTTTGATCAACCATAGGCCAATAGGCACAAACTTCCATGTGCCATTGCGGTCATCTATAAGGGCAATTTCAACCATGCCATTTTCAGAACCTGCCCCAACATTCTGGGCAATAGAGAACTCAAAACCTTTACCAAGGTTTATGTGTATGTTTGGTTGCTTATCCATCATTCAACATCTTTCCATCCACTATCGTGGATTAATGTAGGTGCGATCCTATACATATCTTCGGGCGACCTAGTGTTTGCAATTAAATTGTCCAACGTTGGACTTTCCATCTCCTGCGCAAGGGCATGTGCAAATTGCTTTTCAGCAACATCAAGCACGTGCTGCTCTACACTTGCCTTTGTGTGCGGCAGCAAGTACCGCACACTTGTGTGATCTTTAGTGCGACCCATTATGCCGCAGCTTTCG